CGTTGCTATAGGCAAAGAAGGTGGTGCAGTTAAGTTAGTAGATAGATTAGAATTTAGTAAAAACAACTTTAACGCAGTAAAGAACTGGAGTAAAGGGTGAGACTAAAAGAGTTTCAAGAGCGTCAAAGACTAGATGAAGTTGTAATCCCAGGATTTTTGTGGCTTATGGGTCTTTTAGGATTGACAGGCATGGGTGCTATGTCTTGGCAAAACATGTCACAGAAACAAAAGGATCAAACAAAACAAGTATTTAATAATGCAGTTGATAATGCAAAGAAGAACAAAGATAAAAACCTAGAAATAATTAAGAAGATTTTAACAATTCCAGGTAATCCTTTTGGAAAAACAATTACGGATTTAAACAAATCTGTCGACACTAAAAAAGCAGATAAAATCATTGCTTCGCAACCACCAG